CAACCCCACCGGGCGGCGAGAGCAGCTGTCCATGCAGTCCTGGCTGGACGACTTCGGCGCCCACCAGGACAACCTCAGCGAACTGATAGAGAAGGGATAAGACCATGGCGAAGGCTTCCGGCCTCGGTTGGACCACGCTGTCGGTGGACGACTCGTCCAACGCGCAGCAGGCCATCAAGAACGACATCACCAACCTCCAGATCTCCACCCCCCGCGCGGTGCAGGACACCACCGGCATCGACAAGTCGGCGTTCGAGCGGCTGCTGCTGCTCGCCGACGTGTCCGTCACCCTCAACGGCGTGTTCAACGCCGCGGCGGGCGCGAGCCACGCCGTGTTCTCCACGGTGCCGTCGACGTCAGTGAACCGGCTCACCACGATGGTCGTGAACGCCAAGACGCTGGCCCCGAACCTGCTGTACACCGACTACAACCTGACCCGCGCCACCGGCGGCGCCCTGACGTGGTCGGCGCCGGGCGTCCTGGCGGACGGGACGGTGCCGACGTGGTCGTGAACGAGGCGGCCGGCTTCGAGCCGCCGCGCAAGGTGTTCAATCTCCTGTTCGAGGACCCGGCGCTGGCCGGGTTGCAGGTCAAGATGTTCGAGCTGTCCCTCGGGGACACCCTGGACCTGGTGGAGGCCGCCGACGTCGACGTCGCGGCGTTCACCGCCGCCGACGTCCCGAAGATCAGGCAGCTGATCGGGGCCATCGCCGGCAACATCAAGGGCTGGAACGTACAGATCCCCCTCGGGACGCCCGCCGAACCGACCGAACAGGTCATCGCCAAGCAGGGCACGTCGATGATCGTGGCCATCATCAAGGCCTGGTTCGCGGCGATGGGAGACGTGGACGCCCCTTTGGTGCCCGGCTCGCCGCCTTCGCTGCCAGATCTCTCGGAGATTCCGATGCAACCGATGCCGGCGAGCCTGGCGAGCTGACGTTCGCCCGCACGGTGCTGACGCTGTGCGACCGCTTCCACAAGCTCCCGTCGGAGGTGCTTGCCGAGCCGGCCAGCATTCTGCGCCTGCTGAAGATCGAAGCCCTGGGACGTCCCCCGACGCCGGAAGGAGGTGTGTAGGCCATCGCCAACGAGATCGAGATCACCGTCAAGGTCAAGGACGCGGCCCAGGCAGCGGCCGAGATCGGCGCGGTCGAGGAAGCCACCAAGCACCTTGGCACCGCCGGCGCGGGCCTCAGCGGCGCCAGTACGGGCATCGAGGACCTCGGCCGGGCCGCTGAGGAGACCGGCCGCAAGATCGGCCTGACGCGTGATGAGTCCGGCCGCTGGCGCAACGAGCTTGGCCAGTTCGCCTCCGACGCGGAGAAGGCCGCCGCCGGCGTCGAGGACGTCGGGCGCAGCGCCGAGCGCGCGGGCAGCTCCGCCGCGAACTCCGGCGGCGGGTTCAGCATGGCCGCGCTGCGCATGGGCTCGATGCTGACGGCGGCGATCGCCCTGGGCCCGGCGCTGGCCGCGATCCCCGCGCTGGCCGCCGGCGCGGCGGTGGGCATCGGAACGCTGGCGGGCGCGTTCACCGGCGTGATGGGCGCGCTGAAGGACTATGCGGCGCAGCAGAACTCCGCGGCGCAGACCGGCTCCGCGGCGGCGGCAACGGCGTTCTCCAACGCGCTCGCGATCCGCAACGCACAGCAGGCGATCACGGACGCGAAGGCGTCGGCGGCCCAGGCAGCGGTCTCCTCGGCGCGGCAGATTGCCGGCGCCGAGCAGGCTCTCGCGGACACGCAGCGGCAGGCGGCGATCGCCGCGGAGTCCTCCGCGGACGCCGTGGTGTCGGCCGAGCAGCGGCTGGAAACGCAGCAGCAGTCGCTGACGCAGGCGCAGGAGACGCTGACGCAGGCCCAGCGCGCCGGCGCCGATGTCCTGAAGGACCTGGACCTGGCCGCGGAGGGTGCGGCCAACAGCGTGGTCGACGCCGAATTGGCGGTGGAGGCAGCGACCGAGGCCAACAACCGGGCCAAGGGCAACTCGCTGCTCACCGACAACCAGAAAAAGCAGGCCGCGCAGCAGCTGGTCGACGCGCAGTTCCGGCTGAAGGACGCGCAGCAGAAGGCCTCGGAGGCGCAGAAGGCTGCGACGGAGGCGGACGCGAAGGGTGTGGACGGGTCGACAGCGGTCGTCGCGGCGAAGGCCGGCGTGGTCGCGGCGACCCAGGGTGTCGCCGACGCGCAGCACAGCCTGGCGCGGACCCAGGAGGCTGCGGGGAATCAGCAGATCGCCTCGGCCGAGGCGGTGGCGAAGTCGCAGCAGAACGTGGCGGATGCGTTCGCCGCGGCGGCTCAACAGCAGGTCCAGTCCCAGCAGCAGGTGGACCGGGCAGTTCAGGCGCTGGCGGACACGCAGCGGCAGCAGGCGCTGGCGGCGGCCTCGGCGAGCGCGGGAACGAACAAGTTCGCGGCCGACATGAAGGGCTTGACGCAGCCGGGCCGGGATTTCGTGAACACCGTGCTGGGCATGAAGAGCGGCCTGCACGAGCTGTCGGCGACCGCGCAGACCGCGACGCTGCCCGGGTTCACGCAGATGCTGCGGGACTCCCAGGGGATGTTCCCGATCGTCAATCAGGCGATCAAGGACATGGGCGGCGCCGTAGGGGATGCGGCGAAGCGGTTCGGTGATTTGATGAAGTCTCCCGCTTTTCAGGGTGACATGACCAAGATCCTGAAGCAGGCATCGGATTTCACGTCACAGGTGGCCTCCGGCATCGTGGACATGGTCGGCGGGATCGCCAAGGCGGCAGCCAATGCCGGGCCGATCGTGAAAGGCCTGAGTCAGGGCTTCGCCGACCTGGCGAAGACCGGGATCCCGGCGTTCTTCGCCGGGTTGACGTCGAACGCGGCCGGGTCGGGCAAGATGCTGCAGTCGGTGCTGGATCTGGCCTCCGGTCTGCTGGGGCCGTTGGGGACGCTGGCCGGCGCGGTGTCCGGTGCGCTGGGTCCGGCGTTCGCCGAACTGGTGCCACACCTGACCCACTTCGTTGATCTCCTGGTGCAGTCGCTGCTTCCCGAGATGCCCGCCTTAAGTCAGGCCCTTGACAGCATCGCGCGGATCCTCGGTGAGATCCTGGTCATCGCGCAGCCGCTGATCCCGCTGATGGCCCAGGACTTCGCCAACACCCTCAAGATCCTCAATCCGCTGCTCAGCACCCTGGCCAACCTGCTCGACAGCAACCACGGCTGGCTCGGCCAGGTCACCAAGGTCATGCTTGAGATGGCCAACCCGGCACACCTGATGATCACCGCACTGGGCTGGGTCGCAGACCACTTCGACTCCCTGAAAGCCACCGTCGCCTCCTGGATCGGCGACGTCAAACACTGGTGGGACGACGCCGGCAAGTGGTTCGACGACAAGTGGCGCTGGATCGGCGACCAGGCATCCAAGGCGTGGCGCGTCATCTACGACGTCACCATCAAACCGGTGACGGACGCCTACAACTTCATCGTCGGCCCGCACGGCTTCGGCGGCATCGTCTCGTGGTTCGCGAACCTGGACATGGGCAAGTCCGCCGGCCACATGTGGGACTGGATCAAGGAGTCCTTCAAGGACGCGATCAACGCCGTCATCGGCTGGTGGGACAACCTGAGCTTCGGCCTGCCCAAGGTGCACATCCCGGGCCTGGGCGACGTCGGCGGCGGAACCATCGGCGTCCCGCACATCGCCCCGCTCAAGGCCGTCGGCGGCATCGCCTCGGGCCTGACCGGCATCGGCGAGGCCGGCGTGGAGATGGTGCGCCTGCCGTCCGGCTCGGTGGTCATGCCGCACGCCAACACCACCTCAGCGCTCGCCTCCGGCGGCTTCGGCGGCGGTGGCGGGACGCTACAGGCCGAATGGGTCGGCGGCCCGCCTCTTAGCGACCAGCTCGGCGCGGCCCTGTTTGAGCTGTTCCGCAACCACATCCGCATCACCGCGGGCAACGGCCCGGACTCCGTGCAACGCGCCCTCGGCCAGGCCTACTAAGGAGAGACGACAGTGCATCGGTACATCTGCTGGAACGGGGCCGCGCCGACCACGGCAGCCCTGGCAAAGGTCACGACGGGCACCGCCATCAAGACCATGCTGCAGATCGCCACCCCGTCCACACGCATGATCCAGCTCGTGTCGTGGGGCTACACCCTGGACGCCGTGCCCGCCTCGGCCGGACAGGTCGAGCTGCTGCAGACCGACGTGGCCGCGACCACCGGAACGGCTCACGTCGCGGCCGGGGTGATGCCGCTGCAGCCGGGAATCCCGAACTCCCTGATGACCCTTGGCACGGCGGCCACCGGCTACAGCTTCACCGTCGAGGGAACCACACCCGCGAGCCGCATCTTCGACGCCGCCCTGGTGCCGCCGACCGCGGGCGCAACCGACCTGCAGTACGACTACGAGTGGATGCCGGACGCACGGCCGGTCGTGGACATCTCCAAGTTCCTGCGGGTGCGGGTGACCTTCGGGTCCGCGGTGAACATGTCCTGCTACGTGGCCTGGGACGAGTAAGCCGATGTCGTTGTCGACGGCGGTTCGGGTCGGGGTGCCTGGGAAGCGGTGGCTTCCCGGGCAGCTTGGCGCGGGCGCGTCAGCGGCTGCGATCGGTACCGGCCCGGTCGGTGGGCCTGAGGATCCGATCGGCCTGAAGGTCGAGATCTTTGTGAACTCGGCGTGGACGGATATCTCGCCGTTCGTGTACTACCGCGGCGGCGCCCGCGTGAAGATCACACGTGGGCGGCCGAACGAGACCTCCCAGATCCAGCCGCAGACCTGCACACTCGTGATCAACAACAGGGATGGCCGGTTCTCCCCGCGCAACCCCACCGGCCCGTACTACGGACAGCTCGGGCGCAACACCCCGATCCGCGTCAGCCGCCTACAGAACGGCATCCGCCGGTACCGGTTCCATGGCGAAATCCCATCGTGGCCGACCACCTGGGACATCTCCGGCACCGACGTGTACGCCGCCATCACCGCCGCAGGGCAACTGCGCCGCCTCAACCAGGGCGCACAGCCGCTCAAGAGCACGTTCTACCGGGTATACGGGCAGGGCGCCGTCGCAGTCGTCACCCCGGCCGCCTACTGGCCGGCCGAAGACGGCACGAAGGCCACCGCGATCGCCTCCGGACTGCCGGGTGGAACCGCGATGGTTCTGACCGGGCAGTCGCTGCCGACGTTCGCCTCCAACACGTCGTTCGTGTGCTCCTCTGCGCTCCCCCTGCTGTCCGCCTCGATCTGGACCGGGTCCATACCGGCTGCCACCACCACCGCGAACGTCCTGCGGTTTCTGCTGTCGGTGCCGGCCACCGGCGCCTTCGACGGCGGCGTCCTGGCCCGGCTGTACACCAGCGGCACCATTGCGCGGCTGGACGCGGTGTGGATCGCGGCGTCCGGCGGCTACATCCAGCTCAACGGCTACAACAGCGCTGGCGCCACCCTGTTCACCACCACCCTGACGCCCTCGACGCCCGGCGTGACCGGCAAGTCGGTGCTGGTGTCGATCGAGGTGACCGCCTCCGGCGGGAACATCACGGCCACCGTCTACTACGCTCAGCAGCCCTACATCGTCGGCTCGTTCGGCGTGTACTTCCAGATGGGCGCCGCCACGATCGCCGGGACGATCGGGCAGGCCACACAGGTCGTCATCAGCCCGCTCGGCCAGTTCAACGACACCGCCGTCGGGCACGTCATCGTGCAGGCCAGCGCCGACAGCCTGAACGCTGTCCTCCAGCCGTTCAACGCCTACCTGACCGAGGCCCCGGTCACGCGGTTCCAGCGACTGTGCGCGGAGCAGAATGCCCCGCAGGCGGTCAGCGCAGCTTCCGCCAACGCCGCCGACCCGACGACGATGGGCTTCCAGACCGCCACCACCTTCCCGGCGCTGATCCAGCAGTGCGCCGACACCGCTTTGGCGCTGCTGTATGAGGCGCGCGACCAGGCCGCGCTGGTGCTGCGCACCAAGGGCACGCTGTACAACCAGGCGGCGAAGCTCACGCTCGACTACTCGCAGAACCAGCTGTCGGGGCCGCTGAACCCAGTCGACGACGACGCGCTGACCCGCAACGACGTTACGGTCACACGCATCAACGGTTCCTCCGTGCAGGTGCAGCAGACCAGCGGGACGTTGTCGATCCAGCCGCCGCCGAGCGGCGTCGGGGACTACGCCACCACCTACAGCATCTCGCTGGGCGCCGATTCGCTGCTGCCGGATCAGGCCGGCTGGCGGCTACACCTGGGCACCGTGGATCAGCCGCGCTACCCGCAGATCCCGATCAACCTGAGGCACTCGACATTCACCAGCAACGTCGACTTGATGAATGCGGCGCTGACGATCGATATCGGCGACCGGCTGGTGGTCACCAACCCCCCGGCGTGGATGCCGCCGGACCAGATCTCCCAGATCCTCCAGGGCTACACCGAGACGCTCGGGATCTGGGAACACGACATGGTGTTCAACTGCTCCCCGGAGGACCCGTACCGGGTGGGGCTGCTGGATGACGTGGTGCTGGGGCATCTAGACACCGACGGCTCAATGCTTGCGGCTGCTGCAGGGCCGACTGACACGACACTGTCGGTCGCAACGACGAACCCAACGTCCCCTCCGTGGACCATGAACCCCAACGACTTCCCGTTCGACGTGAACATCGGCGGCGAACGGATGACGGTCACCGCGATCGGCTGCACCATGGCCGGCGCGGACGGAACCTTCGAGTCCGGGGTCTCCGGTTGGACACCGACCGGCGCCACATTTGTGTCGAATGCAAGCACCGCCTACACGGGGTTGAAGTGTGGCCAACTTGCGGTCGTAGGCTCGCCATCCTTTGCCCAGGCCTTGACATCCTTCATTCCTGTCGCTGGGGGTGTTACCTATCGGTACAGCCAGTTCGTGGAGAAGGTGCTTGGCTCTGGCCTGGTGCAGTGCGATATCGACTGGTACACCGCGGGCCTCGTCTACATCAGTTCATCATTCTCGACGGATTCGACGGCGGGAACGGCTCCGAACTGGGCACACCAGGTACTGGTAGCAACAGCCCCCTCGAATGCGGCATTCGCGCAGGTCGGGCCCAACATCACGCCACCCGTTGCAGGTGACGTCATCAATGTCGACAACGTGGTCTTCGGTCCCCAGGTCTTCACCGTGACCCGTTCCGTGAACGGCGTCGTCAAATCTCAGACCGCCGGAACCGACGTGCGGCTGTGGC